TATGAGCAAGAGGCAGTGGGAGCAATAGCAAATGCTCGTACCATATCATTTTCTCTAGCAATTGTTGCAGCTCTTACTACACCACAATACATTTCAAATGCTAGTCTAGATGATGTACCAACTGGATCAAAGTCTCCATTATTAATCTTCTCTAACGCATCGCCAAAGTCTTTATAAGTTACATTATGACGTGCTAAAAGATTTGCTAATCCAAGTACACCTAATCCGACTTGACGGTCGGTATCACTTGGCAAATATTCTCCAGTTGCTCCAACACCTGTCCTACTATGGAGCTCGCACAATTCGGACATACCTTGACCGAAAGCCGTTGCGATGGTGTCAAGTTCACAGGCACCGAGATTGACATGCTGTAACAAGCATGTTCCTCGTGAGGGCAAGTAAACCTCAAGACAGACGTTGCCATAGATTCGTTCTCCTTTGTCATCGTATTTTATTTTATTGAGCCAGATGTCCCCGGATTTAATCCCTTGAAGGATGGTGTTTCTAACTTCGGTTCCGGCATTGATCCAGTCGTCTCCGTCAAGGTCGACGCATCTTTTAATCCAGGGAAGTTCAGACCTGGGAGTTTGCACGAAAGTAAGAATGTCGGGATGAGAAATATCAAGATGGGCAACAACAGCTCCATTCTTGTAATGCCCCCCTCGTCTGAGTGTTTCATTTAATACTGAGTAGATTTTTGCGAATGATACAGGTCCAGAAGCCGTAAGACCTCTGCCATTTTCTTCTCCTTTGGGACGGAGCTTTGATAAATGTACTGCAACTCCTGCTCCATGCCGGAGTGCATGAGACACGAATCTCCAGCTTGCTTCAATTCCATTTTCTCCCTCCATAGAATCCTCTACGACGAAAACGGTGCAGCTCACTGGGAGTCTTGATTCTGGGTTATCCAACCATGATTGGACCCGACCAGTGCGGGAGATAAGTTCTGCGGTCATTTTAAATTAAGTCTGATAAATCGGGTGGGCGGTAATTTGGTCCTTTAAGAACCTTACCATCTTTCTCTCGATATATTGGTTTACCGTCCTCATCGAGCTTGGACATGTTGCTTTCATGAACACGGTTCAAGGCTTCATCAAGAAACCATCCCATATTCTCAGCGTATTGGTAGCATACATAAACTAAATCAGCAAGTTCTTTTAAGCAGTCTGATTGAACGTTCTGCCCATGCTTGAATAAAAAACCATCAGCTTCTAGGAACTCCTTAAACTCTTCAACTATAAGATCCTTCTGATACGATCTCGTCATACGTGAAGGATCGCTTTTCAAATTGTAAGTCTTCCTGAATTGCTTCGCTTGTTCCGAGATAAAGGTTCTCTTCATGCTCAAGTTCATTTTTTAAATAGTGGATTGCTTTTTTTAAGTCTTGTATCTTGCTATCTTTGTAACCTGCTCTGCAAATATACTTAATAGCATTGCCGAGGTGGAAATTTAATCCTTGGTCTCTAATAAAATCCCAAACATCGGTAGAACCTCGTTTGTAGTAGGATGGACCGGTTGGGTCGGTGGGGTTGGCCAAGATTTTACTAAATTAATAATGGAATTACATAGAACAAAGTTCTGTTTTTGTAGAGCTAAAAAAATAGTGGTAATATCTTTGGGATCAACTTCACCACTATTTAGTTTTATCTCTATCTGTCTCATCTTTAGGTCCTGTTCCATCGTCAATTTTGTAACTGGCGGCGGGGGACCATAGTCTAGGTTTTCTTTTTTCAAAGTCGTAATCCTCAACAGTTAAAATTCTAGCTAAACGAGCATTGGTTAATGCATCCTCTTCAGTTAAGTCTTTCTCAACAAAGGCATCAACTACTGTTTTCCAGGAGTATCCCTTGTCTTCGAAGAGTGAAACAGCTCGTTTAACCCCGATTCCAGGAACTCCTCCATATCCATCGGTTTGGTCTCCTGCGAGTGATTGGATGAGATGCCATTTGGCTCCTTCTGAAGGTGTGATTGTGAATGTTTCATCGAAGTTATATAACTGACCAGGTATCTGCTTCATGTCCTTGTCAGGTGAAGCTATAATATTTCCTGGATATTTAGTGGCATAAATGCCCATCGTATCGTCAGCTTCAAGTGTGGGCTTGATGATTACCTTATACTCTTTTCCAAGAGCATTGATCACACGTTTGTATCCACACGGCTTCTTACGATTTCGATGCCCTTTATAATCGGGTAGAATTTTTTTCCTAAAATTTTGACTGTCAGAAAAGAACAGTATTATAGTAGAGAATGTCCCAAGTTTGTCTTGAAGCTTGGTAATCTCTCGTTTTGCTGCGGTGTAGGCATCACTAAAGTTGCTAGTGACAAGAATAACGTCATCACCAAAGTCAACTTCACTTTCTGCAGCCGCGCACGCTTTGTAGACGATAAAATCTGCATCAATTAGTAGTTTCATTTATTAATTGTTGTTCAGCCCATTTACCTATTAGAACCATCTCCTCAAGAGTTGCATCGCCTTTTAACCTATTAGCTCTCCAAGAAATAATTTGTACATTCCCTTTGATGTAACCTTTTGTAGAATCAATTCTATCAAGAGATTTAGAATCATGTGACTGTTGTCTTCTACGCTTATCATTATTACATTGTATTGGTATACCCAATATTGGACATGTATCGGTATCAAATAGTTGTAGGTATTCTTCATCTATATCAAAATCGTATTTGTTACGATGTCTAATTCTATTATGAGATTTAGCAGATAATACAAGTACTCTAAATGGGTGTTGTTGTTGCCATTCATAAGCCTTTTCTAGTGAACAATCTCGACAATAAGCCTGTTTAAAATAACGATATGGCTTGCCACTGTCCTTAGAAAAATGATCAATTGGTAACATCTGACCACAGCCACTACAAGGTAAGTGAGTGGGGATATCAGTGGACGTCTGCCCAGGTTCTTCCTGACTTTGACTCTGCTGCGATAGGGGTTCTAAGTTTATAGTATTCTCCGGCTTGTCGAGCGGAGTCTTCGAGGGTGAATTTAAGATCATTTACGTTTTCTTCTTTCGTTTCAAATTGTAGTTCATCATGAATGAATGCAAGTTGTCTAGTATTTTTAGGAAGTCTTTCATGGGTTAATGTCATCCATCTTTTTGCAATGATCGCTGCCGATCCTTGTAAGAGGTAGTTAAGGGATTTGTGCCCCGAGTCCACGAGGATACGACGATTGTCGAGTCCGCGAACATAACCTCTCTCACTAGCCTTGTGTACTGCCGCCAACAAGTCTTTAAGACCTGGAATGGCAGCAATATAGGCTTGTCGTATCTCCTGACCCTTCTTCTTAGCTTTTGAGTCAGATAGTTGTTTATCATAGGAGTGACCTATTTTTGTGTTACCTGCTCCATAAAGGAAGGCATAAGTAACTGTCTTTACAAGTTTTCTAGAAATACCTATTTTATCTGCATTTTCTTGATGTATGTCTCCGTTGATAAGCACGTTCGCATACCTTCCTTCGTCCCATCTCGCAAGATAGTGGGCAAGCATACGTAGTTCAATACCAGAAAGGTCAGCACCAACCATTGTGAGACCAGGAGTGGCAGTGAAAAGCCTCCTGAATCGTTCATCGCTAGGCACCTGAGCTAAATTTGGACTCCGGTGGGCACAACGGAATGTTTGTGTTGCTACTGAACAATGGTGATGAATCCTACTAGACGTCGTAACAAGCTTCTGCCATGCGTTCACGCCTTCGGATATCATCCCAAGCTGCTTCGTCAGATCCAGTAGTCTCAGAAAACTCAGAGCTATATCCGATCCAAGTTCTTTCAATACGGTCTCGTCTATAACCGCCTTCCCTGAGGCAGTCATTAATGTAGGCGTCCAACCATAATGTGTTCGTAATATCCATGCTATATGATCCCTTGATGTAGGGTTCAGCTCCTTTAGTTTAGTTAGTGGGCAACCTTCGACATATCCTGAACGGCGGTTAGTTCGTTTAGGAGTGAATTCTGATCCTGCGATGAAAGGATACCTGTTTCGTAATAACTTCGTAGTATCTTCATACTCTCGTCTGAGAGTCGATTCAAGTTCCCGTGCAGCATGTTCATCAAAGTACCATCCATGGAGTTCTTGTTGGGTAAGGATTTGTGAAACCTGGTGTTCTAACGTGACCCATCCAGGTATGGGTGGAAATGTTTGCATAGTTTTGTAGTCACAGCAACATCCTGAATACAGTAATCTTCCATCTCTTGAGACCATTCTTTCCAATCAGTAGTCTTACTGAAGTTTCCTTTGTACTCGCCTAAGCGGTACCCATAAGACTCAAGAGAATGTCTGCCATATAATTGTAATGGCATATGTTTCCAATTATGTGCTTTATCTATATCGAGTAAATTAGGATGATATAACCTAGATAGAAGCAGAGTGTCCACAATAGTACCGCTAGGATTAAACCAAGGGTAGAGCTTTTTAATAATAGGTAGGTCAAACCCAATAATATTGTGACCCACAATATACTCCGCATCTTCGAGCCAACCGAGTGCAGTGGTAATAGAATACCCGCAAGCCATAGGCAAGTATTTCTTATCGGTACTCGATACTTCTTTCGCATACGGCTCATCATTGAACGCCTCGGTGCGGTTATCTTCGCACCAATGGAGTGCCATACAGTGGATCCTGGTAGCATCATGTAGAAGTCCGTTTGTTTCTAGGTCGAACACTATCGTTCCCACTCCAGTGGTAGGTTTTGTCGACGAATTTGGCACGTTCTACTGCCTCTTTACTAGGTGGTTTAGGTTTTTTAAGTCTGTTCTCTAATTCTTTCTCAGCATCAAACTTCTTCATATGCCGATTCCAAGGGTGTTCCCAAACTCTTAAGTCGGGATCGGGTAATTCAGAAGTCTGTTGTGGGGTTGAATTCGGGTTCAACTTCATGTTCGTTAAATCTGCAAGTGGACAAGTCGTAATCTAGTTGACAAGCTATTCCAGTTTCGCCTGAATAACGATTCTTAAGGACTCTAACAGTCGTAACGCCTCGTTTAGCATCGGCTTGCTGATCTCTTTCGAGGGCAACCACCGAATCGCTAATTTGAGCAATACTATGAGATCCTCTAAGGGAGGATAAGCTAACTCTTCCTCCTTCTTCGTGTGAGTGATTGTCATTACTAGCACGTCTTAAATGTGACACAAGGAATAATGCTATCCCTGTTCTCTCTACTAACGACCGTAAACGAGTCATAGTAGTATCTATCATCCGCCTCTCATCACCTTCAAGACCACTTAATAATATACTAAGGTGATCTAGAATAATGACTTTACATTCCAATCCGGTGGCAAGATATTCAATCCTGTTATAGATGATATCTGGATCAAAGCTTCCAAACCCATCAAAAAGATAAAGATTCCAATGGGCAATAGAATCAGAAAAGGCGGCGTCAAGTTCTTTTTCGTCATGTTCTCCGATATGTAAGTTCTTACCTACAGCTGTGGACATCAATCCAAGTGCTGTTCGTCTATTGCTTGCTTCAAGCTCCAGGATCCCAACCGATTCCCCACTTTCGAGGAGGTGAGTTGCAATGTGACGCATGATTGAGGTCTTTCCTGAACCAGAGCCAGCAGTAAATGTTGTAAGTTCTCCATACCTGATCCCGTGTAATTTCTTATTAAGTCCTTGGAACGGATACTCATGGTCGAATGGTTTCTGTGGTGTTGTTACTAGATCCCGTAACGTTTCTGCATCGATAATTCCATCAGGTCTATAGGGCTTAGCGTCCCATATCGCTCTTCGAATCGCTTCAGCATTGCCATCTTGTAATGCGTCAGAGGCGTCCTTGTAGCCTTGGAGGCGAGCGATCTTGACCTTGCCAGGTGGAAGGATGCTTGCAGCCTCCTCCGTCGCCTGACGCCCAGCCTCGTCAGCATCGAAGAACAATACGATCTCATCATAGCCTTGAAATAGTGGGATTTGTTTTTGTATATCTTTCTTAGCACTCGCAGCTCCATGCGGTAACGATACCATTGGCCAACTAGGCATTGCCTCATAGCAGCTGGCAGCATCTAGCTCACCTTCAGTAATAACAATACGTTTACCGCTACTAGGAAACAAATGCTGACCAAATAAGGTATCAGTGGAAACTCCTTCATAGATAAAATCTTTCTGTTTGGTTTTGATTTTTACACCTTTAAGTATACCGTCACCTGTGAAATAAGGAAACCGTAAAGTATTCCCATCACGAAAGATGCGATAAAAGGAGTTGGTTTTTTCTGATATGTTTCTCTTCTGCAGCCTTTCGGCTGACCCTTTAAGGTGGACATCTTTCGACATGTGATTGTGAACAAAGTCAACATTCCCTGCCTTACGTGTATGGCACACAAAGCAGTAAGTATGCCCATCAGAGTACACAGAATTAGCATCTGATGAGCCACATTCAGGGCACGGCATGTGCCTT